ACTTTACCAGCTAATTTACGATAACCATACAATACAGGCAGTGCTTCTGTTGAACCCTGAACTTGTATCAAGACACCCTGAGCTTGGGCTGAGGCGTCAGCATTAAAGTCACCTGTGGGAATACCACCAAGTAAACCCATGAATGGTTGTATGACAAAGTTTAATACACTGCTTGCTACTTTGACAACTGCTTTAACTACTGAGGTTGCTACCTTAACAACTGCCTTTACAACACTCTTGACTGCCTTGACAATAAATGACATTAACCTAACTCCTTACTCATCCAAATACCAGGCTTAAATTCAAAGTATTCATATAATTTTTGTGTGCGTTCTGGGTTTATCCCAATATCGCCTGCTGTTATTTTAGCGGCTCCAATATTATGAGCCCATTCTTCAAACTTGTTTAATAGCTGTCTGAAGTTGTCCATGTTGCGATGACTTTCAAGCAAGTAGATAAACACAATGTGAGCATCTACTTTGTCACTACTCCAAGGAACTGGTGTGATACATCCTGCGACAAATCCTACTGGGCGTTGCCCTTCTACGGCATTATACCAAACATACTCATAATGAGTATTATACATTTTGATTGTTTCTAATACAGCGTCTTCATTGTATTCATCTGCGATTTCTGGCAATGCCACTGCCGCTTCATCAAAGTATTGACTAAACAAATTAATAGTTAAATCAATCTCACTTGGTAACATTTTTCTTACTATCATAGCGTCCCCTTATATAGTAATTATCTCTTTTAACTTAGAGCCTATAACTTGCCCCACTTGATTTCTGTGGCGGCAACATAACCTGACTTTTCCATTGAAGTATCATAACTGCTACCTTGGAATAACCAGTTACTACCATTGTTAGTTTTGCGTCCTGCTGTTCTTTCAAAGTCAGCAAATAGACTAGAGCAATCAATTGTCAATTGACAACTGCGACTGCTTTCAGTAATGGCAATGTTATAGATGGTGCCATCAAACATTAGGATAGGAGTATCTACAATAGTCAATGTCTGTATACTGCCTGTGGTTACAAACTTAAGAAATGCTTTCCAAATAACCACACGCTTGCCTTCAAACTCACCGTTGACAAATGTTGACACATAGCTGTTACCAACACCACTTAGATAGATTGAGAACTTACCGACTTTAACTTCAAACTCTTCACCCATTGGACTAAAGCCCATAAACTCACCTTGAGCTGTGTAGACTGGATTAACTGTAGGACTAGTTGTTGATGCCCAGGTTAAATCAAATCCACCTGAACATAGATATAAAGGTGTGTTAGCACCAATGGTGTTTTTAAGATGAATTTCAACTAAGTCAACAGCAATATAATTCTCGCGATAGAATTCACTTTTAAGATCCGTTGAGTATGATTTCATCTAACCTCTCTCATATTTGCTGACATCACTGTCATGCCACCCATACCAACTTCATACTCTTGTATTCCTTCTACAAACACTGCGGTAAATGGCACTGCGTCAATAGTCAATGCTGTGCCACTAGGCACTGCGGCTACAGTGGCTCCACTAAAGTATAGGGTAGCTGTTCCGCTACCATTGCTGTTACAGTGAACAGCACACATATAGACTTTGCTATGGTTATTGAATTTGAAGAAGTCACCAGCACGTAGAACTTCTTTGTTATTGCCACAACCACTTAGTGTCACTGAGATACTGCCACTAGGTAGTGCTCCACTTGTTGAAGTATTAGCACCTGTAGCTTGGCTTATGGCTTTGCTGTAGCTAATCTCTGGTAAGACTATTTCAAATGAATATAAGTTACCAAATGCTCTTGCGGCAAAGCCTGTGACAACACCAGCATCACGAGCTGTCATTGGCGGATATTTTACCTGCCAACTATAGTAACTGTGTCCATATCCAACACGTCTTATTTTACCAGCATTGGTTTCGCTGGCAATAGTTGGTGTAGTTATACTAAATCCAACTGATGTAAAGCTGGGTGAACTTGGGTATTGCTCGCCTGTTAAGTCTGCCATTATCTTCTTCCTTGTTCTAACATCGCATCACTGATGATTGTTTGAATGATTTGTCTGCGGCTTGTTAGTAATTCATCAAAGCCTGTGGTATCATTGGCTTGTATGTTAAATGTAACATTAACACCAGCACCGCCTGATAAGTCACTATTCTTAGTTATGCTTCCTGAACTTCCTGGTGTGAATAACTCTGGGCCTTTTTCACCAACCATGTAAGTTTGTCCGCCAACAACAGGTCCGCCTACTGCTCTACCTGAATATTGTTGACTGCGAATTGCCGCTACCTGTGCCATACCAGCACCTACAGCCAATGCCGCCGCTATCAAACCAAAGGGCCATGGATATGTAGCTAGTGCTTTACTTGCCGCGGCATAGGTATTCATAACTGCCATAGCAATGTTAAGAGCTTTACTTGCTTCAAATGCTTTCTTGTTCTGTCCAGCCAATGCGGCAAATGTAGATGCTGTCTGTTGAATGCTCCACTGTGCTTTTTCAAAGTCAGTTTTCATTTGGAAGTCAGCGGCTTCTTTAGCAATAGCCTGTTGTGTTTCATAGCCAAAGATTGAATTCTTTTGACTTTGAAGTTCATACATTTTTTGAGTTTCAAACACCTTACGGTTGGCTGCCATGATAGCATCATTAGCTTGAACTGCCGCTGATACACGAGCTGTTTGATATGCCTGCTCACTGATTAAACCTTGATTGCGCAATTCTTCTAAACCAGCGTTGGTTGTTTTTTGGTTAGTTATTGCCTGTGTAACTGGATCCAATTGCCCCATAGATCCTGCTACAGTTTTAGCGGCTTCTACACCCTGCTGTGGCACATTGTATGAATTCAATGCCTGTTGAATAGCATCTCTATCTTTAAGAGCTTGATTAATTTTTAATTGGCTAGCATATTGTTCTTTAAGTTCAGCTGACATCTTGCCGCCAAACTCTGCTTCTTTACTCAACAGTGCTGAACGGATTTCACGCTCTCTAGTATCTTTAATTAGGAGTAAACTAGCTTCATCTTGTAGTTTTCTGATGTCTGCCATTACTGAAGACTCAGCTTCAAGCGCAACTTTTCTATTGGCTAAGGTTACTAAATCAGCACGGTGTGCGGTAAAGTAGGCTTGTCCATAATCATTACGCATACGCTCAAGTTCTGTGATAACCTTGCGATCGCCTGCGTCTTTGACTGACAGCAACATGCGTTGATTATCAAGGTTAGTAAGTTCTTGTTTGAATTTAATTTGTCCTTGGATTAGAGCATTCTCAGTCATTAACTGTCTAACCAATTGAGCACTTTGAGCTACAAGATATTCTGGAACACCGCTGGATCTAAGTTTAAGTTGTTCTTCAGCAATTGCCTTACGGATTGTGGCTTCTTCTTTACCATAGGCTAATACATCTTTATTGAACTGTGCTTCAGTAGCCAATGCCTTCATTCTTTGCTCACTGGCACCTATTGCTGTTCTTACAGCATCAGTCAAACCAGAATAAGCGGCTACTTGATTATTCACAGCACCTGTGGTATCATTAGTTGCCTGTGTTACACCCTCTGCGGCTATACCTAACTCATCAAACATATCGTTAATTTTAAGTGCGGCGCCACCTGCGGCTAACACACCAACTGCTGTGGCTGCAGCACTAAGACCACCTGTAATGATTGCTTCACCAGTAGCAATGGCAATTACCAAAGCACGTATCCCACGCACAACTTCAAATATTGCGGCGGCAATGGCTAAGAATTTAGTCACAGCTAGATAAGCAATTAAAGCCGCGGCGCCTTCTGCGGCATTCCTAAATGCCTTGCCTACAATACGCATTACCTGTTCAAATCCACCTGCGTTTTGAATAGCCTGTTTAAGCCAATCAACCCAAGCAACAATATAAGGAGCAATCATAGCCAGAGCTTTTTGTAAGCCCTTCTCTACAATTGATTTAAGTTCTGTAATAGCATCGTCAGCTTTGGCTATGTTACCATAGTCAACTTCACTAAGTGCTATACCCATTGCTTCAAATTCTTTGGCTAGGCGTGCGGCATCATCTGCTGCCTGTAACATCTTAGCACCCTGCTTACCAAATACATCTACTGCTAATGCGGCACGAACTGCTGGATTTTCAATATTTTTGAATGCTTCACTAATTTTAACCAGCTGAGCATCAGGACGCATAGTGCTGAGTTGTTGGGCACTAAGTCCTAGACGATTCAATGCGTCACTAGCGGATCCACTGCCTTTGATAAGAGCATCACCAATGTTTTGCTGCATCTTCTTCAAGCCAATGTTGAGTTCTTCAACTCCCAAGCCTGATAGTTTAGCTGATTGTTGTAGGACATCAAGAGCACCAGCACTGATACCAATGCTTCTTGCGAAGTCAATCATATCAGCTGTGCTAGTCATTACTTTAGCTAGAGCATAAGTGACAGCACCAGCGGCTGCGGTAATACCTATAAGAGCCTTTTGAGCTGTAAGTCCAGTAGATTGTAGTCCACCAAGTGCTTTGTTTAAGTCACCTATGGCACGCTTTGCCTGGTCCGTGTTAGCCGTTATTCTAATATCTGCCACTTGCTATCTCCTTGATGCTATCTTTTGGATGCTTTTTTCATTTCTTCTGCTTCCCACTTGTAGAATACTATCCACCCGCGAAATTCAGCGTCTGTCATCTCTAATATTTGTTCTACCGTTTGACCCAAATCTTTTGCCAGTCTATACATAAACATCAGATCCAGGTCCTTGGTTATTCCTTTGCTAGTTCTTCATCCTTGCCAAGATTGCTGGCTTCGTTGATTTCACCAATAACACGGATTAGCACAGCTGGATCCACTTCATTCATAAATGTCACTTTGTCAGTAACTTGGAACATACGAGTGCCGTCTTGGTTACGTGCTTTGATGATTAGTGTTTCAACTAGTGCTTCAACTGTTTTGCCTTGGTTAGCCAATTCAATCAATTTGCTTTGTTCTTTTAGAGTGGTTGTTTGCTTAAACCAAATCTTGCTATCAGCCCACTCAGGAACTGTGATAGATTTCATTTCGCCAGATAATGCTCCGCGAAAGTGTTTGGTTGCTTGTTCTAATACTGATACTTGTGTTGTCATTTGTATTTTCCTTTTAATGTGTTTAATGCGGGCCCAATCATACCTTGTGGCGCCTTTTTACTATGAACATATGGTTTTTCTAAGTATTCAACATAGGGCACTGTATTTTCAACTGTGAAACCCTTGTCATCAACTTGTTTAGTCCAACCACGTCTTGCTCTACCTGTAGCTACAGGAGTTTCTTTCTTTACTTCTTTTAGTAGAGTGGTAGCCATCTCTTGAACTCGCTTAGAGAGGCTACCCTTTACCATTTGGATATCTCTATCAATGCCAGTAACGGATATTGATATGTTAGCCATATTATACAGCGCCAGATGAGCTGAATGTTACACTACCACTACCTTGAATTGATATAGTAGCTTCAACTAAACCGTCCATTGAGCTTGATACTGAATAACCAGTAACAACACCACTGCCATATAACACGATGTCATTAGTAGCATCTTGATCAATGTAGAATTTAACTGCTACTGGTGCGCCACCAACTGTTGAACCGCTGGCTGCTACTAAGAAATCACTTTGTGTATCGCTGGTATCAAAGTAGATATCAGCAGAGCCACTCCAAGAACTCATACCTTTTACATAAGTGCGAACATCTACACCCATAGTGCTAGTTTCAATAGTATCAGCTGTGATGTCTACTGAGAAGTTACGTGTTGATGTAACTACATTACCTGCGATGGTTACTTGTCCATCATTACCTGTGATTGTTGCCATAATAGTCTCCTTAACTAGCTGCGTAAGTTACAGCGCCAGAACCTTGGAATGAAATAGTGCCTTCTACTAATCCGTCCATTGAACTTGCTACGCTGAAACCAGTGACGATAACTTCACCACTGAATTTGTTAGATGTGTTGTTAAGATACAACTCAACTGAAGCTGTGCCTTCACCAACTGAACCACCTGTTGCGATTAATGGAGCAATAGCACTTGCGCCACCTGTTAAGTTAGCTGTGTCTACATAAACGTCAGCTGAACCGCTCCATGAGCTCATACCTTTTACATAAGTGCGAACATCCACACCCATTGTTGATGTTTCAATTGTATCAGCTGTGATGTCTACTGAAAAATTGCGAACATTTAATACTGTGGCTAAACTACCGCCAATGCTGGCGTCAATCTTGATAACGCCGTTGTTGCCTGTTAAAACTGCCATTTCTAATCTCCTTGATTATCTAAATTGTCACCAACGGCTGGTATTACGGCTGCCGTGGCATTCGCCGTTGGTTTGGTGCGAATAGCATCCAAATCCAAATTCTTTTCTTGTTTCTTAGCACCTGGTTGATGCCAACCTGCTGCCAAATATCCTGCTACTTTTGATTCCTTGACATCACGATGGATATCACCTTTAACTAATATAGTCATTATGCTGCTCCTCTTTGGAATATGTATCTAACTTCTACAGTAATCAATACTTCTGCCAATGGTGGCATACGAGTAATTACTTCAATGCGTGTGATTTGTGTATCTTGAACTTGCCCACTTAAACCTCTAACACGATCCGCATCTAATGCTTCTTCAATAGCTTCAATTAGATCGTTACGTTTGGTGTCTAGTTCAGTGCCGCGGACATAGCCACGCACATTATAAATGATTGTGCTACTACGAATACCTGCTGACATTGTCGCAGTGTTGCGATTTTCTTCTGCTGTTTCAATAAGCACAGCAGGGAATTGCGTTACAGCAATTTTCTCAACATCAAACGGTTCTCTAGTCACGAGAACTGGTTTTATATCAGGAATTTCTTTTAAGGTAGTGACAATATTCTTGGCAATTTCTTCTCTAATACTCATTTACGCATCCTTAGAAAGTTAGTTCTTTCTTCTTGTTCAATGAATTGATGGCTTACGCCTTCAACATCATAGCTAATGCCTTGTTCAACTAAAGTCTTATAAGCATCTTCAAACTTTTGGTGATATACACCACTCAATTCTGTGTTGACTTTTGGAAGGATTTGGTATGCTAGTGCGTA